TAAACAAGTATACCCATATTACAAAGCAAACCGTAAGAAGGCACGAGAAAAATCAGAACTTGACTGGACAATGATCTTCGAGTCATTCAACAATATCCGTTCTGAGATCAAGGAGTTCTTTCCTTATCGTGTCATTCAGGTAGAGACTGCAGAAGCAGATGATATTATTGCAACACTTGTCAAGAATCATACAGATCAGAAAGTAATGATCTTATCTGGAGATAAGGACTTTGTGCAGTTGCAGAAGTATCCTAACGTTAAGCAGTATGATCCTGTTCGTAAGAAATCAATCTCACATGATAATCCTTCTTATTACTTGTTCGAGCATATTATGAAGGGTGATTCTGGTGACGGCATCCCAAACATCCTATCAGATGATGATGTCTTTGTTGTCGAGGATAAGCGTCAGAAACCATTGACTCAGAAAAAAATTGATGCTGCTTGGGTATCGAAAGAATACTTAGTCACAAGAAATTTCCTTCGCAACCAACAGATTGTTGATCTTGATTGCATTCCATCATACATTAGCGAAGCGATCTTAAATAAATATAACGAAGAAGCAGGCAAGGACCGTTCTAAGTTGTTTAACTACTTTATTAAATACAAACTGAAACATATGATGGAAAACGTGGGTGATTTCTAATGGCAAAAATGGCAATGTCTGAAATACTTAAGCGCTGTGCTGAATTTAAGAAAAAAGAAGAACGTGTATATGCTCTCCAGCAAAACTGCAATGAGCAAACAAAGAAAGTCCTTCAGTTGATGTTCCACCCGGACGTAAAATTCAATCTTCCTGAAGGCAAACCTCCTTTTAATTATTCTCAATTTAATGAAAATAATATGATCTATTCTGAAGTAAGGCGCCTCTATATCTTTATGGATGGTGCTCCTGGAACTGAAGGTATGAACCAAGTCAAGAGAGAAAGATTGTTTATCGAGATTCTGCAGGCAGTTGCACCTGAAGATGCAGACCTTCTTATTGCAATGAAGGATAAGACGAGTCCTTATCCGGGACTCACTAAAGATGTTGTTGTTGCAGCGTTTCCGGAGATGTTTCCTACATGACTAAAGTTACAAAATATCACAAGTTTGATGTTAAGAGTAAGAAAAAATCTTTTAATAATTTCTATGTGGATGAAGAAAATGTGACTATTAAAGATATCAAGCGAGATCAGAACCACAAGCGATATCGAAACTATGAAAATGCGCTTAAAACTAAAAATGTAAATGCCTTAATGGAATACGAGGAAATTTAAAATGTCTGACGAAGTTTGGTTCACAGTTTGTTACACGGCATTAGTTGGTGCTGTAAGTTTTTTCTATAACTGGGTTGGATATCGTGAAGGCATCCATGATGCAATCGAAGCACTTCGTGAGCATGAACCAAAAGCAGTAGATCGTGCAATTATGAAATTAAGAGGAAGCAACGAGTGATATCGTTAGACTATTATTCAAGAGAATATGATAATTTCCTAACAAGCAATTTCTGTGATTCTTTAGTAAATAAATTCAATCATGTTCTAGATAATAATTTTGAAGAAGTAAGAAAAAATTCTGGTTGTAAAGGTGATTGTGACTTATGCACATGTAATAGGATTGATATAAATTTTCATCCTGAATTTAAAGAAGAAGTGTCATTTATATATCAAAGACTACAAGATCAATTGAATGTATATAAGTTAGAAACAGGAATTCGACCAGAACAGATACCTCAATCAAATGCATATGAGTCAATTAGGATTAAGAAATATGCACCTAATGTTGGACAACATACAAGTCATGTTGATGTTTCTAATCGTGCTACTTCACAAAGAATTTTATCATTTAGTATAAATTTAAATGATGATTTTGAAGGTGGTGATTTATCTTTCAATCTAACAGGAAAGAAAGTTAAAGCAAATAAAGGTAAACTTTTTATATTTCCCCCGCTATGGCCATGGCTTCATGCAGGAGAAACATGCTTAAACACTGACAAATATTTTCTCGGAACATACCTGATATATAAGGAATAGAAATGAATAATCAACAGCAACTTTGGGATAAGCCTTTGACACCTATGCTTGATGAATATTTTAGCCCAAAGCATGATAAGCCTACGATGTCTGATCTAGTAGAACAAGAGATGCAAACAATAGGCCTTGATGCAAAAAATCCTAATGACATTAAAAAGTATTGGGAAACAAAGGGCATTACTAAACATGCCTAACTACACATTCTACAATAGGAAACTAAAAAAAGAAGTTATCGTTACTATGCCTATTGCAGATCTAGATAACTTCATCGTAATTAACCCTCACCTCGAACAAGTAGTAACCGCACCTGCAATTGCAGACCCTGCCCGTTTAGGTCTTAGAAAGCCTGATGCGGGCTTTCGTGATGTGTTAAAGAGAGTGAAGAAAGCAAGCGCAAAGAGGAATACTATTAATACCTGGTAATACACATAACAAGGATATTAAATGGAAAGAATCTCACGCTCAGAAAAAAGACAACAAAAACAAAAGAAGCGCAATGAGGATCAACAACACCAGCAAAAAAAACAAGCAGCATTTATCCTAAAAGATATTGAACCAATCACTCGAAACCAAGAATTAGTTTTTAGGGACTTCAGTAATGGAAAAAACCTACTTATCCACGGACTACCAGGTACCGGCAAATCATACATCTCTCTCTTTCTCGCACTTTCAGAAATTGAAAATTTTAAATCGTATCGCAACATCACTATCATCAGATCAGTCGTCCCATCTCGAGACATGGGATTCTTACCAGGATCGATTAAGGAAAAATCAAAGATTTATGAGCTCCCATATCAAGCGATTTGCGCCGAGCTCTATGGTCGTGGAGATGCCTATGAAGTTCTTAAAAACAAAGGATTGATTGATTTTCAAACATCTTCTTTCCTTAGGGGGTTGACAATTGATAACAGTATTGTTATTGTTGATGAGTGTCAGAACATGACATTCCAAGAACTATCAACCATCATCACAAGAACAGGAAACAACTCACGTATTATCTTCTGCGGTGATTATAGACAAACAGATCTAAAGTATAATGACGAAAAGTCGGGCATCTTTACTTTTATGGAGATCCTTCACAACATGACAAAGTATTTCTCATGTGTTGAGTTTCAGATTGAAGATATTGTTAGATCAGGACTTGTTAAAGATTTTATTATTAAGAAAACATTACTTGAAAATAGACAACATGAAAAAGTGAATATACCTTATGGATCTCATGGCGGTTATAAACCAACCCAAGCAGTTCACGCACCTATCTAATGGATTCATCTTCGAACAACTAGAACAGATTAACTCAGACACCGGAAGGACATACAAAACCCCTTCCGGTGTTATCTATCCATCAATTACCACAGTCGTTGGTGATGAGTCAAAAGCATCTATTGCTGCTTGGCGAGATCGTGTTGGACATGAAGAAGCAAATCGTATCTCGACCAAAGCAACGAGTCGTGGCATTCGTATTCATACAATGTGTGAGCTTTATGTAGACAACATTCCCCTAGTCAAAAAAGTATATTCCTATCAGGACCTTGAAATGTTCAATCAGATCAAGAAAATCCTAGATGAGAATGTTGATAATATTCATATGCAAGAGGAACGACTGTATTCTAATTACTTAGAGATTGCAGGAACAGTTGACCTAGTTGCAGAATATAATGGCGTCCTATCAATCATTGACTTCAAGACATCGACCAAGATAAAGGATGTTGCATACATCAAAGGATACTTGATGCAAGCATCTGCTTATGCAATCATGTATGAGGAAAGAACGGGTATTCCTGTTAATCAAACAGTTATTATCATTGGTGTTGATGATGAACCTGTTTCTCAAGTATTCATTCAGAAACGTGATGTTTATGTTCCCCAATTACTTGAGACACGTAAACGATATAAGGAAAAATATGGTATATAATGGTTGACATTATACCAAATACTTGTTATAAATAATATGCTGATGTTGATGACATCTAGTAGAATAGACACTGAGGACCCGGGGGCGGTACCCGGCGCCTCCACCATAGATACATTGGTTCCCTAATAGCGATAAAGGGATAACTAGAGCGCATCGACCAATGTATCTTTGATGGGGGCGAAATAGGATCGACTGGTGTAATAAAAACAAGATCGAGACAGAAGCAAACGTATTAGATGCAAACGATAATGCACCTATCGCTTACCGCCTAGCGGCGTAAGCATGAGCCCCGGGAGGAGCTTGGAAACAGAATCCTCCCACACACAACAAACACAAACACTTATACAAGGAAAACTATTATGACAAAAACACCTTTCGAAATCCGTATGGACGTGCTACATATGGCACAAAATCAACTTCAAGCAGAATATTATGCAAAGTTGGAACAAGCTCGTGAAATTCAAAATGCTGAATGGCGAGAAGCAGCAATCAAAGAATTGAAGTATTCAACTAAAGAAGATATCCTTTTCTTGGCAGAAGAACTCAAGACATTTATTGATAAGAAATAACTGTAATACTGGGGCGTAGAAATACGCCCCTTTCACCATAGGACTAGCAATGAAAATTAATAATGTAAAATCGTCAGTAGAGTTTATAATGGAAATCGAGACGATAGTGAAAGAAAAAAA